AGCAAGAGCAGTGAGCAGTGATGCCAGTGCAGCATTGGAGCCTTTAGCACCTGTCACAGTCGGTTTTGCTCCAGGCGTGGCGCCGTTGAACCCGACCCGTCCCAGGTAGCAATCGACCTGCACCTGAAACAGCGTAGACGCGATCGCTAAGACAGATCCGACGAATGTGCCGCTTGAGTTGTAGGCGTAGAGGAACAGGTTATCCGTGGCGTCGGTATTGAGGCGCCAGCGGTTGCTCCCGTTGGCTTGCCAATAGATGCCGTTTGGCTGTCCTGTCGCACCGTTCAGAGCGACAAACTGCGTGCCGGTTCCACTACCGACAACGATCGGCACACTTGCGGTCAGTTGCGCCGCGCTGCCGTTCAGCGTCGTTGTTGCTGTAGGCGACGCCGTCGTGCCTGTGATCCACCGCAGCGCCTGCCCTGCCAGCATGGTCTGCGCTGCACCATCCATGTAGGTCGCTAGTGTGTGGTCAATGCCATGCAACCATGTGCCGTCGAGTTGCATCGGCCCATAAGGGCGCTGCGATGCAGTGCTGGTGATATCACCGGTCGCATAGATGCCACGCCCGGTCAGCCCAACGATGCTGTCCGGCTCGATCATCAGGCCGTTGTAAAACTTGGCTGGAAACCCGGTGCTGTTTGTCGCGTTAGAGTTAGCCACGGTATAGGCAAAGGTGGCGTTCTTGCCTTCGCCACCGCCTGTACCGCCAAACGTGTTGACCTCTGCCGCGACCAGGATACCGCCGGTTGGGCGAAGGCTGCTGCGGTCACGCTTCCAGCCCATGTCGGGGCCGCGATTGGAAATGTCGAACTCCACGGTGTTGGAGGCCCAGCTATGCGTAGCGTTATTTGGTGACACCGCCACGAACCAGGCGCCGTCGAAACTAGGCGGCGATGCATCGTTCCATGTGGTCGGATCGAAGATCGCCACGTCGGTCAGTCCTATATCAAACCCGCCGCTCCCGCCCGCGCTACTCAGATAGTTAAACCGGTTGCCGTTGGTGGCATTCGCGCCTGTATTCGTCGCGGTGACGTGCATCCCGGTGGTCTGGCCAGCGGGCGTCGCATTCGCTGCATTAAGCGTCAGCCCAGGGGCCGTTGTAGGCTCGGAAATGGTCAAAGCGCCGGTGAGCGCGCCCCCGGTCAGCGGCAGGAACGGTCCACCCGCCATCGAGTTGGAGCTAGGCGATGCACGCCACTTCGTGCTGTCCCACACACGATACGAGCCGTCTGGCACCATGACGACAGTGCCGGATGCGGGATTGGTTGGGAAATCGAACATGGCTAAGCTCCAAGCATCCCGTGGGTCTTCAGGTCAGCGATGATCTGCGCAATGGCGTTTGAGCATTGCACCAGAGTGGCTGATGCACCCGGGAAGTTAGAGATGCGTGACGGGCCTGTGGGCGTGCCCCACCCGGTGATCCGGGGGCCTGCGACCTGGGTCGCATTGACCGATACCGACGTAAAGTTGCCTGCCGCCGCGCCGGTCTGACCAATGGGGATGTAGTTTATCCCGTTGCCGCCTATGAAGCCGATGCCGGTGCCACCGACATTGAAGTTGAAGCTGCCGCCGGCCCCAACGCTAAGACCAAGTTGGCCGGCATAGTAATTGATGCCGTACTGGCCGCTGCTCTCCAGCTTAATATGGCTTGACAGATCAGTACCGGACGATGCGCTGCCATAGAATGTGATGTTGCTCGTATCGGCTATACCGGCAGCCTGTAACCCCCCAGATACCGTCACAAAGCCGTCGTTCCTGACTTGGAACAGACCAGCCTCTGTGCTGGCATTCACAACATTGAACGAGTTGTTGCCAAACTCGATACCACACCCGCCAGCAGCGGTCGCATCACTGCGAATGAAAGCACTGCGCACACCAGTGGCATCGAACGTCCACTGGATCTCTGCCTTGGTCGGCAGTTGCATCGCTTTCATGTTGCCGGTGCCGGATGCAGGAGCAAGCCCATCGTGCATGAACACGATGCCTTTGGCCCACGTCGATCCATTGGACCCAATCGCGAGCGCAACGCCGCCTGGATAGACAGTCTGATGCGCTGCGAACGCCTCGCTGCCTGAACTCATCCAGATACCAAGACTGGCCCCAGCCGGGAACGGCTGCCACGGGTTGATGTCGGGCTGTGTTGAGTCGAGGTTGCCCATCGACAGTTCTGCCAGAAACACAGGGAGGGAGTTTGGCAGCTTCCTGGCAGACCCGTAGTAGCAGAAGGCGCTGCCCGAGTTGGGCAATGCAACATCAGCATCAGCCTTGGCGTAGGCTGCAAACGCTATCGCGGGGGAGCGCCCACTTGTGCCAGGGAGTGGCGCCGCATCTGATGTCCGCACCGCCGCCGTAACACCCAAGCTCTGTGATCCCGGCTGCGTGTAAAACGACGCCAATGAGCAGAGATCATAGTACAGCATCTCATGGCCGACCCAGGTCGTGATCCCAGACGAACCATCTACCGCTGCGTTGCGCTGCGCGAGGTTGGCGACGCCAGCGAACATGCCGAGATCGGCGTCCGTCGTCTTGGTGAAATGCACATCGCCTGTCACCGTGCCACCGCTGATCGGCAGGACCGATGTCCACGCCCCGCTCTTACGCCCGTAGGTCACGCCATCCACTGGCGCATCGGCGCTCAGCCCACCAGCGTTCGCCGTGGCGATCACCCACTGCGATGAGTTGGGATCGGAGTACCATACGTAGAGTTGCGGGCTGGAACTATCGAACCACAACTGGCCAGGGAATGGCTGTGAAGGCGGTGTATCCTTGATGTCCGCCGAGGACATATTGCTTACAGATGTCCACTTAGTACCATCCCATGTCCAAGTAATGCCAGAGGCCGAATACGTTTGACCAAAGGAAGGCGTGTTTGGGAAATCGAGTGGCATCACACGACCCTTATCATCTTGACAGAGCCATTGCGGTATTCGCCGCCGATCGACACTCCTGCACTCGCAGCAGCGGCATCGGTGGCAGCATTGACTGGTAGCGTGGCGAGTTTATGCGCGACGTTCAGCGTCACCTGACTGGTGGCGCGATTGATAGCGAGACAGTTGAATAGCAACCCGGTCCCGGCATCATTGACGCTGAGTATCTCGAAATTAGATCCGGTGTTGCTGCCGCCGCCAGTCTCGTTGCTGCCGTCCTGGCCCATATACCAACGGGGGGTCTGGCTGGAAGTATTGTTGGTAATCATCATTGGCGAAGCCATCGCCAGGACTGTGCCCGGAGCATACTGATATACGTTGCCGCCCTCAGCGTTCGCACACATGGTATCGGACTGCATCGTTATCGTACGAGAAAGGCCACCGCCATAGTTACCGATAAAGACGTTGTTTACTCCGGCAGTGCCGCCCAGCCATGCGTGCATTGATCCTGACGGGCTGTAAAAGTAGTTGCCATTCGCAACCACATGCGCCGCGCTGGCGATATACAATCCAACGCCAGCCGAGCCGCCATAACCGGCGTCGATGACGTAGTTACCACTGACGAGGGTGCGTCCCAGACCGACGGTCTGGTTGACGTATATACCGTAAGGCTGTTTGCATTGCTGCGACTGATTGCCGATCACCGTCACATCGTTCGCGTTGCCGATGTGAATGTCGGCGCTATCACCGCCGAGCTGGCAGTTATTATAGCAGCGGTTATTAGCGATGATGATACCGCTATGGATGGTGGCGACATGCACATCGACCCAGATACCGCTGGCGCCGTTGTTATAGCAGAGATTGTCCGCCAGGATGATGTTGTGACAGCCTTGTGCCGTAGCGTCGCCAGGACTGCCATCTGCCAAGATGCACAGTCCGAGGTTGGCCATGCTGACGCCGATCCCAGTGTTCTTGATGGTGTTGCCGATGGCGCCTGAGTTCGTCACCCCACCATAGAACGTGAAACCCGCATCGGTGGATGAGGTGCCATCAAAGGTGCAGTTGGTGAGCCAACAATCATCGCTACCGACTGCGAACTCGCTGCCGGCGCCGCTGCCGATTACCGTGACATTATCGATCCTGATGCTTCTGGAACCAGCAATGTTCAGTGCCCAATAGAACGTGTTCTGGATCGTGATGCCTGACACCTGCACGTTGCTGGCGTTCGACATATTGATGCCAGCGCAATTGGGGATCACGTTCGCCTTGTTGCCGTCGAGCGTGCCGTAGCCCGATATCCTGATGTTGGACACGTTGTTGAGAAACAGCACCGGCTCGTCATCACCGTCGTTTGCCTTCAGCGTGCCATTGATGACCAGATCGGTGTTGCTCGGCAAAAACAGGTAGCTCACCCTGAAGACGTTGGGCGCGGGCAGGAGGATCGTCGCTCTGCCAGCGTAGACGACCAAAGCATCATAGATCGCGGCGGTATCGTCGGTCACGCCATCGCCCTTGGCGCCGTGATTGAGGACATTGATGATGCTTGTGCTACCGCTTCCGGTGCTCGGCAGTCCGCTGTTCGCGGACACCCACTGTACTGAGTTGCCATCATTATACTGAATGAACAACTGGCCACTCACAGTGTCCCACCACAATGGAGCCAGCACATTGCCTGGAGGTGCTGCACCAATGTATGCACCAGTCGGCACACCCATGCTTGTGAAGCGATCTACATACTGCTTAGTCGCTGCATCGAATGCATTCACAGGGTCTTGTGCCAAACGCAGCAAGCCCTGCATCGTGTCGCCACCACGAGACACACGCTCACTGAATGCTGTGTTCAGCTTGTCAGCCTTCAGTGGGTTCTCACCACGAACGAATATTGTGCTCATGCCAATGGGTCCTCATCCAGCACAAAGAAGCCACCATCCCAGCCACCATCTGTGGCCACCATGTCCTCCCAATGATGGCGTGTGTCGAGAGGCAGAGGATGCTGGCTGTACTGTGCAATCATCTTCTTCCTACGATTGGCTGCCAACACCTGATACTTGTTCACCTGAGCAGGCACAGTGCCATCATCGACTGAATACATCCAGCATGCATCGAACAGCAGTAGCAGAGGATCAAGGTATACCTTGTCAGTCAAAGACATTGGCATCACTGGCACTTGTTGTGCCCATACAGTCACAGTGCCTGTTGCACCAGTAGGCCAAACACGAAATGGTCGATGCTCTATAGTCGTGTCGGCACTGATGTATCGTATCCTGCCAGCACCTGTCAGTGCGAATGGGTTGATGGACTGAGGCAGTTCAGGTATCTTGTCATGCCTGCCTTCCTGATACACACCTGCGACGCTACCATACTCATCTATGGAACTGATTGGTCCTACCAAGTCAGCACTCAACAGACCAGTAGCAGCATCAACTGCGACCTGCTGATACAACATCAGCATGGGCCACCACATCTCTTGGACTTCAAGCAGCAATGCATTCTGCACGAACTGCTGCAATCGTGGTGTTGCGTATATCTGTGTTGCCAGTCCAGGCACCTGAGACAGTTCAGTGATTGCAGCCTTCACAACATCCTGCACAGTTGGTGCTGCCATCACATACTCCTTAAAGAACTAGCGACGCAGGGTGTGGGAAAGGGTTCCACCGCGTCGCTAGCCCACAGACAGTCACAACGGCTCACCGGCCCTGGTTACGCTGCGAACTGCCTGATCCCATGCAGACCACCATTGTTGGCAGTGTTCACATCATTCACGAAGTCGAATGCTGCACTGATGATGGTCGTTCCATTCAGCGCCGTAGTAGGAACATACGTGCCTCGTGGATCGCCTGTCGTAGCAGTCTGTGGATCAGTCAGCACTCCAGCAGTGAGTGTGCCTGCTGCTGCTGCAACACCATTGGCAACTTCCCAACTGACACGGATGGCCTTGTATGGCAATCCAAGTCCTGTGCCACTACCAATGTTCACTGTTGTCGCAGCAGTGAAGTTGTCGATGACGATGTTGTTGAAGTCCTTGAATGCCTTCTTCATCTGCACAGGTGTTGCACCAGCAAGCGTCACACGCTCAGCGATTGGCTGATGCAGGTAGTCCCATCCATTGACAAGCACTGTGCTAGTGCCTGCACCGCTTGCCACGATCACCAGCGTCCGCCCAAACGGCTCAGGGAACGGCGTGACGCCTGTCAGGTCAACAGTCAGTGCAGCAGCGATACTGACTGCGTTGGCGACATTGTTAGCCACAGAAGCAAGCGGAGCACCGAAGTTCACACGACATGCACCATTGATGTTCACGTCCATCGCATACTGCATGGACGGCACATACATGTTGATGCGACGCGGATAGTTGGTTCCGACTGGAATGACATTGGGCATTACTCGATCCTCTCACCTTCTAGAGTAGCCAAACCACCTTGTCCATTGGGTCGTGGCCTGTTGCGCTGCTTGTTCTCTACTATCTCCTTGGGTGTCATGTTGAACGTAGCTGGCACAAGCTCACCACTGTTCATGTCGATCACTGGTGGCTCTTCCATCACACCGATACGCTGCAACTGCGACACATCATCCTCAGCCACGAACATGCTGTGACCCTGTGGGAAGTAGATCATGTAGCCACCACTGAACTCTTCACGCTTCGGCACGATCTTACGAGAGATGATCTGCTTGTTCTTCAGCGGACCAACGTCACGCACTTCCTCTTCGATGTGCATGACCATGCGAGTGAATGGCCCATTCACATACTCAGCCTGGAATGTAGGCTTGAAGTCAACTGCGGCCATAGCTCTGCACTCCCTCCTCTGGTGGTCCTTCAACGATCACATCCACAGAAGGAGGAGCCTCTACGATGCCCTTAGCATTGCCAGCAGTGACAACACATGTTGCTGTCTTGCCAACATCAGCTTGGCTCAACTGCAAACTAGGACTGTCAGTGCCTGTCACAGCACCATCAATGCGCCACTGGTAGTGATAGTCAGTTGGCTCACCATCCCAATTGCCCATTGTGCATGTCAGCACAGAGCCTTCCTGTTGCACGTGTGGCACATCCACATTCACAGGTGGTTCCATCTCTGCGTATGCAATCTCCTGCTCCTCAGTCATTGCAGGATGTGTCATACGAGGATCGACGTGTGGTCTGTCTGGTCTATCGCTCATCATACGCTCCTAGTTGGTCATGACTGCATGGGTACGATAAGCTCTCCAAAGGCACCACTGGCCTTGCCACACTACCCTAGAGCCAACTGCGTCCACGTTCCACGGAGCGACAAGCTCCTTCACCTTCATGTTCACGCCACGCAGCATGTGGAGGCGTAGGTAGGTGTCGTTGATGAAGTATGCATAGGACACAGGACAGTCCTCGTCATACATCAGTGGGATGCCATTGTGCATGCAACCTTCAAAGCCCAGATCGAACATGCGCTTACCTGCAGTGCCCTCGCTGAGCGGAATGGTGAACTTGTCACGCACTGCTTGCCTGTATGCACGATAGATGTTGCGTCCTGTCAGGATCACAGTTGGCTTGTCGCCCTTCAGGGTGAGGTCCATGAGGATGTCATCGAAGACTTCCTCGATGTTGGTGCTATCAACACCTCCTGCAAAGACGTATGCGGATGTGCGCCACTGAGGCTGTGTGGCTCTATTGATGCCACCAAGCGTGCCGACGAGAGGATTGGTAGGAATAAGAGTTCCAAGCCCAAGAGGGTCCAGACCACCACCCACAGCGTATAGATACTGTGAGAACTTGTCCTTGATGCTCTCTTCAAGGACATTCATCTTCTCCTTCATCAGCTTGAAGATGGCAGCGGCGCCGTTGTTCTCATCCTCTTCCTGATCGGAGATGATCACAGTGCCAGCAACGCGGCTATAGCCATACTCCACTGTGTCAAACTCATCTGTCTGGTTGACAGGCAGAGGAGTGTAGTAGTTGTAACTGGTGATGTTAGGGTTGCGACCGACAGTAAGAGGATTGGTGATGTTGTATCCGCCATCCTCATACTCCACACGGTTGTTCGCAAACACCCATGCCATCAACGCATTCGACTTGATGCTCGCCATGACCAGCTTGCGCCTGGACTTGGTGAGCGTGCTGTGCAGAACGTCTGCAACAGCAGGTATGATAGTGCCAACAGGCATAGCCTACTCCATCAGTTGAAACGAATGTTGTTCTCCTCCATCGAGGACCGAATGATCTCAGCCCACGATGCATTCTCATTGTATTGTCCACTCCTGTCAGCGCCGTTGGCTCGCGCTGGCTGTGCGCCTCT